TAAGACCCCGACACTGCTAGAGTGTCGAAACCTTTCCGAAATTGCGTTCATTATACGCATCGCTTGTTACTTTGTTTATACACTAAGTGATGTGTTTCGCTACATTGACCCCCGAAGAGGCCTATGATTCGATTATGTCGGCTCCCTTGGAAGCCGACACTCCTGATACTGTGTGGACCCTAGAAGATGAGCACTTCGGTGACTTCATCTTGTCCGCACTGGTTGCCCGGGCTTTAAGCCGTACTGAAAAGTACTCCCCTTGGGAAGGCAAGATTTGCGCTAATGGCAAGTATCCAGGAATCGTTAATCCTGATGTTAATGTAGCGGTGGAATGCGACATAGGCGAGCCAGGTTTGGCCGCTACCTCTGAAGTAGAGGTATCTATTCCGCAGCGCACAGATGCGCTGATTCGTGGTCTAAATGCCGTGCTGGTTCATCACCGAGCACCCGTTGACATTTTGACGTGCATGAGCGAACAGCTCCATGCACACCTTGACACTTCGGCAGACGAAGGAATATGGCTCAAGCGTAGCAAGTACGCCCTAACCTTCCCTCTTGCGAAGTATCTCGGTAACGAATTACCCCCGGTCCCATCCGATGGTGGATGGAAACCCGCCGGGGTCCTCAAATTGTGGTTCGATAATCGTCGGTTCTTTAACCGCCAGAACACACATCTTTGGTATAGTTGGTTGCAGGCTAAGCGTTCGACGCTCCCTGCCTCCCTAGCCATTGTACGAAAGGCCTATGATACTCATCTATCGACGTTAACTAAAGTCGACCCTGGCAAAGATGCGACAATTAAGTCGATCTTTGGTGACCGCTCATTTAAGAGGGTCCTAGATGATGTTAAAGCTAAAATGACTCCTATCTTCACGCGACTTTGCGAGAAGGGGGAGGGTTTCATTGAGTTGAACCCTTCTGCCTCTGCTTGCTTTGAGCGTTGCCGAAATGAAGGAGGTCAACAAGGTTTCTTGTGTGAGATGACTGGTCAGACCAGCTTCACCAATACCGAGCTTCATAGGATGAACTTCTTTCCTAAAGTCTATTGCCGTGAAGGTCACGCAATGAGAACTCAGGAAGTTCGTGTGTACGAAGGTAAGTCCCAATGGAACTACCTTATCGGGCTTTCAAAAGCTTTTGATCGTACGAGACCGATTCGCTGCACTATTCAGGCCGTTCTTGAGCCTATGAAGGTGCGCATCATTAGTAAGGGAGAAGCTTTACCCTACTATCAGATGAGACCTCTGCAGCGAGCCCTCCACACAGCCATGCGTCGCATGGACTGTTTCCGCCTCATCGGACGACCTTTATGTCCGACAGACCTCTACGACTGCCGTGAGAACGTTCCAGCTAATTGGGAATGGTTCTCAGTCGATTACTCAGCCGCCACTGATGGCTTGTCCTGGAAGTACTCTGGTGAAATCTTTAAATATTTGATTTCAGATCTTCCTCTCGATCAACGAGAAGTAGCCATGGCCGTTCTTGGCCCACATGCACTACACTATCCCTGTGAGGGACGTCCTGGTGTGCAGTTTAAAGGCGTGATGCAGAATGGCCAGCTTATGGGCTCTGTTCTGTCTTTCCCTATCCTCTGTTTAGCAAACTTAGGAGTCTACCTGGAGACGACTCGTGCTCTGCACGAAGATCTCGGTTGGTCACATCAGCAGCGATTGTCGCATGTTCTGATCAATGGTGACGATATGGTCTATGCCGCCCCTTTGGAGCTATGGCAGACACATATACAGATTGGGAAGGAAGTAGGTTTGGAGATGAGTGTGGGTAAAGCCTATCACCATCGTAGCTACTTGAATGTGAACAGCACTAGTATTCACTTCGACATGAGGGACCCAATACCTCTTGGCTGTATGCCCCATGGAGATCTTTTTGATACTCCGCGTACAGATAGCGTTTCGCCCTGGCAAATCAATTTCTTGAATGTCGGCCTGTTCTTTGGTCAGCACAAGATACAGGGTAAGCACGGGGATCAGGACAATTTTAAGTCCCCCGTAGGCGAAGGTGAGGCTGCATCCCATCATGAGGATGTTAGCTGTGTGGAAAACCTAAATTCGGTTCTCGCAGGATCGCTGCCTGATAGGCAGTGTGACCTCCTAAGACGTTTTCTCAATTACAATAGAGAAGCCGTGCTACAGCAGACAGGAAGACACTACAACGTCGATGGACGAAAGAGTCATAGATCTAGGAATTTGTTCTTACCTGTGCAAGTCGGTGGATTTGGCGTGAACGCCCCACTCGGCTGGAGATGGAAAATCTCCTACAACGATAGAGTTGTTGCGACAGAGAAAATCCTGTCCTGTTCTGCTAAGCTGTCATTCGGACGGCCTATACCCGGGTATGATCTAGAATCGATCCCAGATTCCCTAGAGACTATGCCCTGGAAACGCACATGCTCTGACCTCGATCAGGATGCGACTATGTCGATCTTTGGTGCGTATAAGTGTCCGAAGAAGCTAATGCACGTGCCTGTCCTCTATTGGGAAGACGTCAGGTCACTGAAGCTATGAGGATGCGCCTGTGCGCCCTCGACCACCCCTGTCCTCCTTGTTGTTGACCCGGTCAAGTCGTTAAACTGACCATTGGGTTCTTATGTTAAACCTCCAAAACGTTGCCGTAGCGATACGCTAGAGTGCATAAAGATTTACGTATAATGCGATGTCCTAGTTGGCCTAATAGAAGCCTTTACCTGACTGCTGTCAGGACGCATCGTATACTAAGATGATTGATCGCCAGACTTGAAATAGCTGGTGACCTGGTTAAAATGGGATTGTTTATGTTAACTCGCGAGGTGCTATGCGAGAAGGACGCCCATTACCGATCATTCATTGGAATGTCGAGAGACTGCACGGAGGTGCGCAAACAAGATACGTGATACCACGACCTTTTAGATAGACAATCCAGAACAATAAAGAACAATGTTCGGGACCTCCCCTGAGACGGCTTCGGCCGGAGCGTCAGGGTGCAGGTTAACCCGTTAATTGAGCTAGGAAACCGGTAATGAGGTGAAATTCCTCTATCGGGTGCGTAAGTGGGGAAAGTCTCCAGCACTGTTACGATTCCTCCTTCGGGAGAGAATGATTATCGGACCTGAGCAAGACGTTGTGTCCTACTGGTGTGGGTTTGTTACCCAAAGATAGTTGTCGATAAATAGGTTGGTCATGTCAGACGCTCATAAGGATGAACAGTCCCGATCGGTCCATTCGGGATCCAATACAATGAACCAAACAAACAACAAGAAAGGGGGCTCCCCCCAAACTAAATCCGGTCGTCAGGTTAGACAGAACCCGCCGGTCAATCGCCTTGTGCCTCGTGATGCACGCATCAACCTTGAGCGATTGGTCCTCAGTCAACTTGCGCGCCAGCCTAAGCGGCTCGTGCAGACTAGGTCTCGACAATCTGGTGCTCGCTATCCCGCAGACCAGCAGCCTCGTCTTTCGAGCCAGTCGAATCGATCTCAGATCGGTGCTGTCGTCCGCACTCGTTTGACCAAAATGGGTATGAGTGACATTCGTTCTCATCGAATCACGTGGGTGATCGGTTATACGTATGTCGGAGATGGGACTAGCGGAACAATTGACACGGTTTACTTCCTGCCGTTCTCTGCAGGTGTGAAGACGTGGCTTATCCAGGGACTTGCTACGAAGTCCTCTGGTCAGGTTCCGATCCTCTCCGAGGATGCCGATGTCGGTGCGGCCTATATCGCCGATGTCGAGAAGCACTTTGCTCGTAAAGTGATTAAGAGAATGTGGATTCATGTTGATTCGCTTCAGCCCTCCACGTCGAACAACATGATGGCGGTCATCGCGCCTTCGCGAGGCCCCGGAGGCGGTGTGGCTTCTACGCCAATCACCTTCGCCACTGCCGCCGTTACGGCCAATTCTGTTGGTAACGTAACCTCGATGCGAGGTGCGTTCCCAATTGACTCCTGGGAGTCAAAGTCGAGTGAGATCACCGAGTACATCGCCGGTGGTTCTGGTCCTCGCCAGAATGAATTCGAGCTCCAAGCCGGGCTGGAGGCCACTTCTCAGCATATCTACGTGACGACCAACGTGGTACCCGCGGCGAATCTCGCTCCAATCACTCCTGCCTGCTTCGCAGTTGCGGGCAATAGTACGACGACCGGGCTTCGAGCCACCGTCGTTCATCAGATCTCGATCGAGCAAGAAGTTGACTACCTGGACTATGTCGGGGCGATGCAACAGGCTCTTCAAGAGTAGTCGAGGAGGAATAGCGCTATCCCTGCTAAGGGGGTTAAACAACCAATTCCGGTAGTAACAGGAGAGTCAAGTGACTTCTGTCCGGAGCGCAGTTGCCGTTTTGATACGGCCATGGTACGACCAACTTGGGTCGTTGTTGTAGCGTAAACGCTAATTCCTGGGAGAAATTTCTCATAACCAGGCTCACATATCGACAGCTTTAATGCTGGTAGAGGGTGTACAATCCCCTGTCGTGAGTGAAACTATAAGTTCCAACAACCATGCG